AGACTACGCGTCTCTGGAGTTTGTCAGGTGAATACCTGGCTCCGTCAATGAGAGGGGTGCCGTCATCAGTGGATCGAAACACGATGTCTCCGGACCGCACTGCTACTACCTTGCCTACTCGTCCATTGTGATACTGACCAGCCTTGCCATCAAATGCATCGTGGCGGACCCGAACTACATCTCCTTGGTGGACAAAACCTCTTTCAACAGGAATCCAAGACTCTTCGGTCTCCGCCTTGAGTAGTGCATGACCTTGAGCCAGGGTGATAAACGTGTCGAAGATATCCTGTAACTTGTCTTCGTCTACGTTCAGGCCGTCCCACCCGTTCTCCAAGAGGGCAAGCACAACTTCCTGGACATGCTCGTCAACATTTGCTGATGCAAACTGTTCATTTACCCAGTTTGCATCTACTATGTTCTTGCTCACAGTTTCTCCTTGATACCTAGTGCGTTCTTGAGTTCAGACACTGCGTGCTGAACATTTCCAATGGCAGTGCTATAGCTTAGTAGTTGCTTTTGAGCAAGTTCGGTCCGTCTAGTGTCGGACATATGCTCGACTTGAGAAGCAAGCATGGACCACTCGGGGCCAAGACTGCCAGAGTCTCGCCATTCCGTGACTACCGGAACACCCAAGCGTAGAGCCTGGGGCACACGATAAGTCCACCACGTCCTGCCTTTTTTGGTAGGCGAAATAAGCACACCCGCAGAAGTGGCCATTTCCACATCGACCTCGGAGTCCGTACTGAACCTGTTGCGCTTCATGTTTACAACAGGGTAGGCTAGTGTGTTAGCAACTAAACTAGTCCACTTTGAGCCGAGGTCGTCAGCCACCCATTTTGCCTCAACGGGCAGTGTTAGCTCACGCTCGTGTCGGAGAGACACCGAGTCCAAATTCACTGCGGTGAAGTGGTCACCGGCAGTGATTGGAAGCTGTAGGGCCAAATTCTCCTGGTCCCATGGTAGGCGAGGGTAAAAGGTGTCCGGCCACGGCTGTGTAGCTAGCTTGTAAATGGCCGTATAGACGTGTAGTCTGATTGCCGGATCATTAGTTCGCTGGTACTCCTGCCGGTTCTGGTAGAAGGCCTTGAGCATGTTGTCCGGAGTCTTGACAATGGCGTTGAGGCTGTGCGTGATTTGCGCCGGGTTGGGTGCGTCCACAAACAGCCTGAGCTTGGGGTCATCGTATAGGTGATTGATCGCAGAAAGAGCCCCATATGCTCGGGTTGCACCCAGGGCGGTGATAGGGGATAGTCCGACAATCACGAGGTCAAATTGATCGTAGTACGTCTTGTCATGCTCGACACTGGGCTCCGTCCAGACTAGATCAGATTTGGTATCTAGACCTCCAGCTACCAGAGTCTCTACGATCTGACCGGCAAAGCTCAGCGCACGGTTGTTGGCGCGCAGCGTCGTGTGAGGCGCTGTCATGCCAGTCAGGAGAATCTTCATCCTATGTCCTTGAGCTAGGGGAAAGCGGGCCGCTCCCGAAGGAACGGCCCGCTAGGGTGCACGGCTTAGAAAGGCGGTGCGGGAGGTGCTGCCGGGCCGGTAGCAGGTGCAGCAGGAGCCTGGTTGGCCCACGGGTCAGCGGCGGGTGCCGGAGCGCCCTGAGGGGCTGCTGGGGCGGCTGCCGGAGCCGGGGCGGGTGCTGCTGCGGGAGCAGGTGCCGGGGCTGCCTGAGGGGCAGGAGCGGCCTGCGCTGTGGCAGGTGCAGCGGTGAACGTGGGGCCGGTGGTGCTGGCCCCAGCGGGTGCGTAACCCTCGAACTCGTTTCGCTCCTTGCCCTGGTACGTGGTCTTCTTGACGCGACCCTTGAACGGACGGTTGGCCATCGCGGAGGCAATCTGGTCTACCGAAGGGTTGGTGGCGAAGTAGTTCTCGTCCAACCCCAGCGCCTTGAGCTTGCGGAAGAAGAAGGACATTGCCTTGGGGTTCTCCGCGCTAATGACGAGGTTGTCCCAGAGAAGACGCTTGGCAAACTGCCCCGTCTGTACCTCCGCCTTGACGGAGAGCATGGGCTTTCCGCTGCTTGTAGTCTTGGAGTCTACGCTTAGGACCTTGAGGTCGTAGTCCCCGTTAGGGAGAGGGGAGAAGTCCCCACCGCCGCCGTTCTCCTTGGCGTCCTTGACGAGTGCATTCCAGTCGAGTGCTTCACTCATTTGTTGTTATTCCTTGTCTCTGTGGTGGTACTACTAGGCAGATGGAGCTTCGGGAAGCGCGGTCTCTTCGGCAGGCTTTGTTGCTGCTGCTGCGGGAGTTGCGCTGGGCGCGGGTCCATATACGAGGTCGAGCATTCGCTCTACCCCAAGGTCCCCCTGTTCGACTACAGAACCGAGACGGCCCTGCACTCGCTCTCCAGCTTCGTACTCGTTGGTTGTTTCTACGAGCATCCGACGAACTCGGAAGGGAGGCTGGGTGGGGTCGGGGTTTGGGTGAGTTTCTACGACTACGGCACCGAGGATGTCGTAGAAGTAGGGGGCCTGAGTTGCAAGCTGTCCCTGGAGGTAGGGGTGGTACTTGCCGTCCTTATCCTGCTTTGCCATGGCCGTGAGGACGATGGCGTCGAGAGGAGCGGTCGGGTGGGAAGTCAGGTCTCGTACATCGCGGAGGAATCCGCCCATGTGACGAAGAACTTCACCCCACTGCTGCATCTTGATCTGCTCGGCCCCAGCAAGCTTGTCAAATAGCTTGACCTGCAACTCCGAAATGGAGTCGATGATCAGACTCTTGAACTGGTGGTTTCCGGTACGAAGCACGTTGTATGCTGCGAGAACATCATCGTAGTTGCGAACAACTACAACGCATGTGTCCCAGGTACCGTCAGCGGTTGGAGCCACCTCGCGGGTAGGGTCCCAGTACTTGACATTGATAGGCAAGAATCGGTGGCCTCCCTCAACATCTAGCATCAACCGGGGATAGGGCGCGGTGACAGCAAACGTGGACTTACCCACCTTCGAACCACCGTAAACCATCATGGTCAATGAGCGCATGTTAGTCACTGGCTATTCACTTCCTTTCTTGTCGTCTAGTTCTTTGCCGTTGGCGTAGTAGTCGTACGGATCACCAACGACATACTGGTTTGCGATGGCGTCTTCCATAGCCGAGCCGTCATCCGCCATACCGCAAATTGCGTAGAAGTTACACTTCCAGTTGCAATCTCGGCTGGGACGGGGGTAGGCTACGAAGTGGTGACTTGAGCCCTGATCGAGAGCCGTCTTGACTCCCATGAGGTCCCCAACCACACCATTGATGTGCTCCCAGAAATTGCGGAGTGTGAATTCGTTGTGGCGTACTTCGAATTGCTTGTAGAAAGGTGGCTTGGCGTTACCCGTGCGCTTGACTTTCTTGAGCATGGTGAAGATGCCACCCTCACTTCGGTCACCGGGCTTGTTCTGCGCGGCTTCGAGAAGCATGTAGGTGAGAATCTGCTCATTTAGCTGAGCGGTGTTCTCGATATCCGAGAAGTTGGCCGTGGTCTTGAAGTCACGGAACATACGCACACCGTCAGACTTTCGACGGACTCGCATGTCCAGCTTACCCTGTAGTTCCACTGTTCCGTTGAGGAGCGGCATGGAAATAATCTCTTCGGTAGAAATCATGTCCAGGTCTGAGTCAATACCTTCATCGGCCATCCACTCCTCGTACCCCTCAAGCATCCGCCTACCTAGCTCACCCTCGGTCTCAACCTCAGACGGGTCCAGGAAATTACTTTCGGCCTCGGTCTTGTCTTCTTCTAGCAGCACGTTGTATGCCTCTAGAAGATCAATTCCCGTGCTGTAGTGACGGTCCAAAGCTTCGTGCACTCGGGTACCCAGAGCGAGGGGGCCTGTCAACTTCACAGTCTTGGGCTTGAGTCGTCTGTAGTACCCGAAGTACCACTTGCGTCGGCAATCCTTGAACGTCTGAATTTCGGAGTTCGAGACCTTGTACGCGCCAGGCTGGAGTCCACCATTGGAGATAGTCACTAGATGAGTCCTGCCTTGTCGTCCTTGAGAAGCTTAAGAAGCTGCTTCTGGTCTTGTACGATTTCCTCGAAGTTCGAGCCCTTCTTGTCTAGGACTTCCCAGACTCGCTCTTCGACGGTGTTCTCGGTTGTGTAGTCACGAATGATGATGCTGTCGTGAATTTCAGAGCCGATGCGGTGCACGCGGTCGTTAACCTGCTTGTCATCCACCAAAGACCAGGGCCTCTGGAGTCGAACAAGCTGTCGTGCAGCAGTGAGCGTGATACCCACCCCGCCCGCCTGAGCCGTGAGAAGAACCCATTTGGTCCGACCGGCTTGGAAATCATCCATGGCCCGCTGCCGCTCTTCTGCGGACTGGTCACCCGTGATTAGACCGTGTGCGATCTTCTCTTTGGTGAGCCTAGCAGACAGAAGGTTGATTAGCTGGCGGCTTACGGCAGAAACTACAACCGAGTCGTCTCCGAAGTCCCCGGACTTGATATCGTCCATGAGGGCGTCCAACTTACCCGAGGGCTCGCTGAGCGTCGTGTTGACTTTGGTTATGACTTCACCAGTAGTCTTATCGACATCCTCATACTCCTCAAGCTCAGCGTACGAGCTTGCAAACTGGAGCAGGCGCATGGTTTGCGTGAGCACACTAGGTGCTGTGAGGATGGTTCCATCCTCTAGTTCTGCAATCATGCTGTCTCGCATTTGGTTGTATGCCTTCTTCTGCTTAGCAGGCATTTCGACATCGTGTCGTTCGACAACAACATCGGGTAGCCAAGGCAGAACAACCTTCTTGAGCATGCGTCGCATCCTCGGATTGACAGCGGAGTAAAACTCCTCAGTCATGTCATGCTTTAGCCCCATGACCATCATGCCGCCAAAAGCGTTCATCATGGTGTCAACCATTCGGTCGATCCACTTTTGCTTTGTAGGCCACTCGTCAGGGTCTAACCAGTGGAGGATGGTCCACAGGTCAATCACATCACTCGCAATAGGCGTTCCAGTAAGTGCAAAACGGTTCTTTGCCTTGCCGGTAGCTGCCCACAGAGCCCTCGTCTGCTTGCTACGGGGGTCCTTGGAGCGGTGAATTTCATCCGCGATTACGGATTGGAACTCGATTTGATTGAGTTCACGCTCGTGCACTTCACAGCGGGCGGGCGTGATCTTGGGGTCGGCTCCGCCGTGCTCTTGACATTTGGCAAGGGCTGTGGAACCATAGGGAGCAAGCCGCGAGTGGGATCGTAGAGACTCCCAGTTCACGACTAGCACGTGAGGAGCGGGCTCGCCCTCCTTGGGATCAAGGATGGTGGCAAACTGCTTACGTCGTTGGGTAGCTGTTCCCGAGATGACCTGTACATTGACACCAGGCCACCACTTCTCGAACTCGCGTTCCCAGTTCTTTTTGATTGTGTTGGGTGCCACCACCAGGGCCGGAAATACGTTCTCTCCGGTCTTCTGAATAGCAGCCAGACCACGAATGGCCTGTGCGGTCTTACCAAGTCCGGGCTCATCAGCGATGAGTGCCCGGCGAGCGGCAGCTAGAAACGCTACACCTGCCCTCTGGTGAGGGAACAGGTCCGGGTCTCCGTCTGCCTCTAGGGCTTCGCGAAGGGCGTTCGCAGGGGTGATTCGAGATGCCATCTCATCAATAGCCCACTGAGTGAGCTTTGGACCAATAACCAGTTCGTCTCGGAAGGTGGACCGAAGTGCTAGGCACCCGGACCATGAGACGGGAATTGACCACTTGTTGTTCTTCCAGGACGATCCCGGAAGAGACTTGAGAAGTTCCTTGTATCGGAACTCAGCATCGATGAAGATTCGCCCCGCGCCCTCGTCTAGTTCGACATTGATTGGCACGTGTTCCTCTTGCTTTCGTTCTATAGATAGATACTAGCACGGATTTCAGCCCGAGCAGTGCGGGTTTCGCGCTAGTATCTCTGAATTACAGCAACCCTCGTGGCTGCCATCCTGTCTTCACAAGGTGCAGCAGCCCGTGGCGCATCGAGTCTAGCGCGTGCCCGGCCCCGCCCTTGTGCCAATACCCGAGCTTTTTGAGGCTTGGGTTAGGGAACATGTTCTTGGCATCTGCCGGAGATTGGTAGACCAACTTCTCGGGACCCTTGCCGTTGTCGAACATGATCTGCTTGAGAATTCCTATGTGCTCAAGAGAGTATGGAGCTTGAGAATTCTTAGCGGTCTGGGCTGTAATGGTAAATCGCTCGCAAACCACCTCTGTGTTGGGGTAGTTTTCCAAGGCCCATCGAATGATAGGAGCAAAGGTCTCGAACTGTAGCTCCCAGGAAAACATCAGCACGGGTTCCCCGCCCTTTTCGAACGAGAAGAACGAGACACCCGTAGCTTTTCCTGGGTCCACGGCTAGTACATAGCGTGTCATTTGTACTTCCTCAGATATTCGATTGCTGCTTGGAGCCTATCGATGTCGTCTCCCAGTTGGCCCATTCCCACATTGCATTTGTGACAAAGGAGCCCTCTGTTTGCCCCGGTCTCGTGATCATGATCTACGACCAGTCTAGGAGACACAGTTTGGATTACCTCTAGCTGTACTCTTCCAGTGAACCTAGTTTCGGGCATTTTGCATATGGCGCATCTGCCTTGTTGAGATTCGTACATGTCGTCGTACTCTTTTCGAGACATTCCGTACGTGTACTTGATGTGCCAAGTCCACCTTGTCTCCCACTGCGCCACAATACGACATCGTTTGCATTGAGAGCGTAGTCCAGATTTATACCTGGTGTCCTTGGTGTAATCTTCGGCAGGCTTGTCTTCTTGGCAAGTAGAGCAGACCTTATGGGTGCTCATACTTGGCTCCCCAGTTCTCAAACGGCCCATCCACACCAGCGGTCAGAGGCACAGGCCACCCTTCGGTAGTCGTCATGCATTCTTGAATGGTGTGTAGGATTTCCTGGGTGTCCTCAGAGTCCTTGGGGATGTCGAGCACGATTTCGTCGTGCACG